CTCAAACGATGTGATAGGACGATTGAACATCATCCCGACTCTATCCTGTCCCTCGCCTCGCCCTTTGGCTTGGATTGCATTTACAAAGATACGCCTAACTGCTCCGTCGTTTAGGTCTTGAGTGGCACCATCGGGCGTGTTTGTAGGTGCGTCAAGGAAAATAACGCGGTCTGCGTCCTGCTCGATGTTTCCTGACTCGCGCAAGTCACTCAGCATAGGCTCACGGTTTTCCCGTTCTACGCTGCGGGAGATTTGAGCGAGCAGGACAATGGGGATCCCGCATTCAATTGCCGCGTCCTTGATAGCCATAGTCATGCGCCCAATCGCCACATCTCGGGTTTCCCCGCGATCCTGCTGTGGGTCGTAGCGTTGCAAGTAGTCAATGACAATGCCCTTAATTGGCTTTATCTGATGGAATGCCTTGATGCGGGCCGTAAGCTGCGCCAACGTCCTGTCTCTATCATAAATGTGAATCCTCTTATTTGCCTGTACCTCTTTAATGGAATCAACGAATGCGGAGGTTTCTGGCCCCGTTAGCTCATTGCGACGAAACTCACGCCAGCTTTGCTTGCTTAGGCTCTGGGCAAAGAGCTGTGGAAGGCCACAGACAGGCATTTCCCGTGAGAATAGGAGCACATCCCCGACAAGTTCGCTCCAATGCCACGCAATCTGCCTTCCTGCGCTAGATTTGCCTCTGCCGGGACGGGCCGCAAGGACGATTAGTTCCCCCGGTTGCGCTGGGCCAAAGCGTTTATTCCAGTCCGGCCAAGGCCAAGGAAGGCCGCGATCCACTTCCGTGTCTTCTCCTGCAAGTATGCGCTGGCAAAGGTCAAAGACATCAGTAGCAGCCGACGATAGCGTTTCTTGTTTCTGGCTCGCATGACGGATGGATAGGATACGGGAAGTTGCTGCCACGAAGTCTTCCACGTTGCCCTTGTAGCCGTAGGCGCATTCCCGCACTTCGTTGGCGCATTTGATGAGTTCCCGTAGAACGTAGGTTTCCCGCACTTGCTCAAGCCAGTGGGAAAAACCAGCCGTAGTGGGGATACTACCGGAAACACTGACGATGTGGTCAACACCGATTGAGTCAAGTTTGTCGATTTTGCGGAGTTCATCTATTACAATTGCTGTTTCTATTGGTCTGCCGTGATTGTGATTCCAGATGATTGCACGCCAAAGCTTGGAGTTCTTTGGGTCGTAAAAGCACGCTTCTGTAATCTTTGAGTCAAGTGCTGTGACAAGTGCCGCCGCTCCGTCTAGCAGGACGCAGCTAATTACATTGCGTTCAGCCTCTTCTGAATGTGGCAAATCGCGTTCAATCATACAACCTCCTTCGTGCGAGGATCGTAGTTGTTCTGCAATCGCCATAAAGTGAGGCACGCAAGGAAGCCATCCCATTGCTTTGCAAGCTCGGCGGCATCGTATTTCACTACGTCAACACGACCAATCTCGGTGGTGGAGATGTAGAGGTTGATCCCTTGGTGATTCGGCTGAAAGTGCGGCTTATCCCTAATGCCCCAGCAGGCGTAGTGATAGGCTGCAATCTGCATACACTGTCCCTGCCTTACCTCAATCTTCTTGGTCGCCTTAGTCTTGGTGGACTTGAAGTCCAGAACGCCAGCTACATTGCCCTTGACGTAGGAAACATCCATCTGTCCGGCGTAGCCATGAGATGAGCAAGTGACCACCTTTTCGGTTTCAACAATGTTGATTCCCAGTTCTTCTAGTTTCGCCAATGCTGGATCAACGAGTTCTTTAAGCTCCACTTTCTTGCCGTCAGCCAACTCAACGGTTTGATTTTCCCATTGTTGGCATCCTAATGCGGACTCAATTGCCGCATGAATCTTCACCCCGAGGTCTGATGCCGCCCAAGCAACCTTGTATGATTCTGCGCGGATTTCAGCGTAAAGCTTATCCTCATCCATATCCCCATAAGCGGATATCGAGTATTTAAGTGCCGATTCAATTGTGATGTCTTGCTTCCAGCGGTCAAGACCGGGATTCGCCATCATCTTCGTAATCCCACTGACCGATGGGAGCAAACCCATGATCCGTGCGTCCGCTACCGTCGTGTCCCGCTCGGCAACTGTCTTGCCGGGAACCTTGTGCATTGCTTGTCCGTTTTTCGTGTACCAATGGCTCATTGTGTGTTTTTGTTTTTCTGAATATACTATCGTAGTTTTCCCGATATTTCGGGCCTAAATTGCGTGGACTGTCTCCTTTTCCATTCATGATTTTTCGTTAGCCATAAGGCTCCAACGACGCTTAATGTGTGCGTCTGCTTTTTCAGTGATGATTTCGATGTTTTTGTGCAACACGCCATCATGGCGAATCATTGATGCCAGAAATCGGAGTTCCGATATCAGGCAATCCGACCTGTTGCGCTCTTTCCTCATCTCAGCGAGACGAGAGAATAAGCCACGCCGCGATGACGACTGTGCAGACGAAGATGAAGATTGCGATTGTGAGTTCATTGAGCTGTTTCATTTTATGTTTATTTACTGAAATAGGCGGATATAGTGCCGCCCACACTTTCTTCTATCCGATCAGAACGGTAAATCTGCTTTATCAGAGACTTCCGGTTTGGCTTCCGCTTTGTTGAAGGCTGGCTTGCTATTGCCGCCAATCACCTTGCCGTTGCCAAGGATTGCGCCCTTAGTGCCCGCTGCACGGGCCTCCTTGGTTACGCCCTGCACGACACGGTAGTCGTTGCCATACTTATCCTCTGGCGTCTCAAAGAGCACTACGTCAAGGTAGGTGCCTTTGGCTCCCTTAAAGAGCAATGCCTTGTCAATTTTCGTTACGTCGATTTTTACTGTTATCATGTTAGTTTAGTTTGTTGATGATGATGTTAGCTTGGCTCTGACTGAGCTTATTTAGATCGGAAACCTTGAAGTAGCTCAAGGCTTTTTCGATCATTTCCTTGTTTTTCTCTGCGTTGGTTTGGATGGCAACAAGTTGTGCCTTCGTGATTGCCGGGTCTTTTGCGGATTCGCCGTCGTCGTCCTCCTGCGTGATGGAGCAGATGGCTGCGAGTGAATAGCGGCGCAGATAGGTGACGGCAGAGCCTACGCCCTGTGCGTCCTGCTTCGTTAGTGGTGCGGAAGCGACGTCTTCGATGTATTCGCCGCTCTCATGCATGAGCCGCGTGACTACATTAATGGCACCCGCATACACCTGACTGACGGACTGGATGATTACGATTCCCTGCTCGTTGAGTGCGTCTTTTGTCGCCTCAATAACCGACTCTAAGTTGGCGTACTTAGTCTTGTAGTGCGGGTTGGTGGCTTGCTTTTTTGCGTTGCCAATTGTTTTTTGAGCTGCCAGCAGAGCTGGTGCGAGTTTAATTAATGTTTCTGATGTTTTCATGTTGTTTGTCTGGCTAAAATTCCCCTTCCGAAGCACCCGTGATAGTGCTTAATTTTGTGTGCCGTGGTCGTGGATATACCGTGATCCTTGGCGGCTTGCACAAGCGTCTTGCCGCGCTCCAGTTCGCTACGAACCGTTAGTACCACCTCGTCGCTGACCTTGGGCTTGTATGCGTAATCCTTTTCCGGCTTTATTTTAGTTTGAACAGATAGGTCAATATTCTTGAGATGTTTGTTAAAAAGAAAGCGAACGCTTTCCATTGTTGCTGTTATATCAATCATGTTTGAGCAAAAACTCCCTAGCGGTTTCGACTGCTGCTTCCTGCTCCGAGCAAGTCGGGGCCGGAAGGCGAGCGAGTAATTCTTTGATGCAGTCTACTGCTTGTTTTATATCTGTGTTCATCGTGTTCATCATTCAGTTTTGCTTGCCTTCTTCAATGCTTTTTTCTGTGTTTCTCAAAATAAATCCGATAACGGCTCGGATTGTCCTGAGTTCTCTGGCGGTGAGTTCGCCGCAAATTAGGGACAATTGCGCGTTGCTTGCGCAAGAAAGCTTCTCGGCCCGTGCGTGCGCTACGTCTGGCTGACAGGTGGGCGTGGCTTCTTCCGTGCTCATTTCGCGCCCTCCCATTTACCAATCGTGCGGAGGAAAGCCTCGGCGCGTTGCGCTGCACTAGCATGGCACGCATAGTAAATATCCACAACATCTAATCCACCCTCGGTATCCATATTCATAATTTTACAAATTGCTTTTCCATATTGGTATTTGTCCGTTAGATTCATTGTGGCCTCAGCTTCGTGCATGGCGTTAAGGTCGGTCAGGTAGTCGGGGCAATCCCTCACTATCCCCCGTGGTGTTTTATACGATGGTCCCCATTGGTCTTTGCTCACAATCCCACACGCTTCCGCGATTGCGATTTGTTGTTTGTCGGGA